TATATCGGTAGCTGTAAAAAGTTTAGATACATTACTCTCATCGTTTATAAATTCAAATAAATAATAAACAGGAGTAGCTGTTATAGTAGATTTCTCCGTTAAAGTTAACGCTACAGTATTTAAAGACTCAGGCTCTAGGTTTATCATTACTTAGATTTATTACAAGTACAAGCCTTATCCTTACATTTTTTACAAACGTAAGTAAATATAAAGTCGAAACCTCTATTAAAATAAAATTCTATATTATTATCAGTAATAGTATTAGTATTAAACTTAGGTACTATACCGTTAGACATTTCTTTATTTTTATATTTGGATTTTAATTTTAATATTCCTTTTATCATAATAAGCGATTTAAAATTATAAGTATTTGATAAGCTACTGTTTTAAAATTGACAGTAAAAAACCCCCTACATATTTGTAGAGGGTTTTTAATTAATCAAAATAATAAAAAGTAATTCTTTTTAAGCTGATATAGTTAAAGTTCCGAAAGCCGTAGACGACATTTCGTGAGCTAATTTAGGTTCTGTACCTACGATAGTTAAAGTATATCCGTTTAAGTCTCCGTAACCTTTACCCGCTGCCGATTGACTAGCGTTTAAGTTAGCTCCGTTTTTAAGACCCATTAACCAATACTCCCCATTTTGAGTTTCAACTATAACGTGCAAATCAGCTCCCGCTAATAATAACACTTGGTTTCTTTTGTCTGCATCCATCTTATGAAAAATCATAGTTAGAGTTTGAGTCCAAAAGTTAGTACCGTTTTCTGTTGAGTGAGTACCGTCCTCTACAAAACTAGCTGTTTGAGGTCTAAACTTGAAAGTGTAAAAAGTCTCCGAGGTTGTTACTGTATCTATAACATCGTCAGCGTCATAGGTAAAAGATGTAGCAGACTCGTTATAAGCTGCTATATATACATTTTTAACACCCGCTACAGAGTCTACACACTCTAAAGGAATACCCGCTGTTAATACGCAATTTGGCATAATTTATTTATTTTATTTTATTAGTATTAAAAAAAAGCCGCTACATATTGCAGCAGCTTTTTAAATTATTCTATTGTAACTCTAATTAGTTAGAAACGATTCTCTCAGGGAAAGCTACGTTAAACCCGATTTTTAATTTTTGGATTACTCTAACCTCATCGTTATCCTCAGAGTAAAAGATTTTAAACTGCTCTGCATCATTTAACAAATCAGTACCTGCAAATAAGTTACTAGCCTCAGCCAAGAACATTCTAGCCTGACCGTTTAATCCGCCAACTCCAACTACTTCAACGTTAGTTCCTGCGTGAAATTGTCTAAAGTTACCTCCCTGATTCTCAGCTCCTGTATAGTGGAATAAGTTAGCGTCTCTCATAGCAGCCGCATAAATTCTATACTCTGAGTAACCCATAAATAACTTAAGGTCTTCAGATGCTATAACGTCTGCAGGAATAGCAGCAACCATTTCATCAACAGCAGCAACTATATTAGCCGCATCCATAGCTAAAGCTGTTCCCGTTACTACAGACCCCTCAGCGTCAATAATTTTAATTAACCCGTCAGTAAATACTAAATTCCCTGCTCCTAATGTGTCTCCTTGCCAAGTTAAATTTTCTAACATTTTAGCAGTCTGACCCGATAAATCCTCTGAGTACACTTGCTCAAAAGGCATTCCCTCATTATAAGAACCTGCTTTCATTTTAGTTTGAATGTAATAATCCTCTAAAGTGTTTAAGCAAATAGCCTCATTTTTCTTAATGTCTGCTACTGATAAAGTTCTTTGCGTTAAAGCTGTAGTACCCGCAGCACTCCAACCACAAGCACCCGCAGCCCAAAGAGGAGTACTCGATAAAATGTTAATCGCAGCACTAGATTTAATATTAGGCTGTACTGAAATCATAGACAAAGTGTCAGCACCAAAAACAGATGCTCTAATTAAGTCTAACTTATTCTCTTCTGTGTAGGCTGATAAGCCTGTTACGTCTAAACTCATAATTTATTGTTTAAATATTTAAAATTTTACTTATTTAATCTTTTTCTAAAAGCTGCAATATCATCTAATACGTCTGCTTTCTTTTGCTTAATTAATTCTACTTTTGAAAAGTTTACCTCCTCATCATTCGGAGTAGCTGAGAATTTATTAACCTCTTCTACTACTGAATTAAATTTAGATATAATTTCGTCTAACTTAGATTCTAACCCCTCAACTCTAGCCTCTAAAGGATTAACTTCTTCTACTACTTCTTCTGTAGATGCTTCTAACTCTTCTGTAGATGCTTCTACTTCTTCTGTAGTTTCTTCTTCTACTACTTCTTCCACAGATACTACAGCTCCGTCTTCTCCAACTTTTACTATAGTTCCGTCTTCTAATTCGTAATCAGCCGCACCTGATACAGCCTCTCCCTCTTCTGAGATTACCATAACGATAGCACCCTCTACGAAACTATTTCCCTCTACTTTTATTTCTAAGCCGTCTTTAGTTTTTGCGTTTAGAAAGTTTTGCTCCTCAGTAGGCTCTACTACCTCAGCTACCTCCTCAGTCTCAAACTCTAAAAGGCTTTTAACTTTTTCTATTACTGTTTTCTTTTCCATAAGATTTCCATAAGATTTATATATATTAATATTAATTTGCTCTTACTAAATTTATAAGTTATCTGTTATTCTATGTTCAACTTCTCTCTAAGTTTTTGCTCTACTAATACGGGGTTCTCTCCTGAGTTTGCTATCTCTTTAAGCTCGTTAAATAATTTTTCGCCCTTATCTAAATGGCTACTTAATTTAGTTTCTACCATATCAAAAGAACCCTCCAAACTAACTCCCGTAAACGAGTCAGACAAAATAACATCGTTCCAATAATCCTCATCCTGTACGTGAAAGGATGCAACCCAACTACCATTCGGCAAATCAGGATAAACTTCAGATTTAACTCTATCCCCAACTATAAAAGACTCAATCATAATAACATTATCTACTATACTTTTACTCTCGTGGTTCTCGTTAATCCTGTTAATCTTATTATCGTTAAAATATTTTTTCATCATTTTAAAGATAGTCTCCTCTGAGAACTTAACGAAATAATCTCCCATCGTTGGATGGGTTCTAAATATCTCTGTCTCTGCTAACATTACGGGAGCTGTTATAACTCTCTTATCCTCGTCCTTTTTAAATTTCTGTATAGACTCTTTATTAAAGGTGTACCATTCTACTTCTGTAGCAGGGTCTTCTACAAATGATATAGTATCTACTCCTGACTCTTCTTTATCTTCGTCTACCTCTAAATAAAATCTAGGTAAGTTTTCATTATATTCGCTCATAATGTTTTATTTAATTTTATAAGTTTTTAAATCTTTATCGTACAATTATCCTATCTCAGACCTTTGTTTTAAATTGCTTAGGTTGTTCTGAGCTTCTGTAATATCTGACTCTACTACTACAGCCTTTATAGGTTGCTGATTAATACCCGCTTCGCCTCCTACTACTTCCGACTCAGCACCCTCTAAGTTTTGAGTAGAAAATAAAGACTCCTGAGATATAGGGTTAGCAGACGCTGACGCATTACCACCACCCGCAGGAGCAGTAATACCACCGCCACCGCCTCCGCCTCCCTCTCCTAATTCGGCTAAACCTTTAGCAGTAGCAGCTACAGAACCCGCTACAGATATTCCCGCAGAAACATTATTAGCAGCCACTAAAGACGCAGCCGCAGCTACAGACGCTCCCGCTGTAGGTATTGCTAAAGCTGCTCCCTCCGCTACTATCTTAGCATTAGACGCTAAAGTAGTAATTATAGTAGAGGCTATATTAGCCGCATTAGTACCAATTAAAGCCGCAGCTTGTAAAGCTTTATTATCTTCATCTAAACTAGCTAATACGTTAACTCCTTTAGCTACGTTGTCTATGGTTTTAGCCTGTATTTTTTCTTTAGTATCTGCTACGGTTTTCTCCGCTGCCAATCTTTTTTCATTAACTTTTTGCTCGTTCTCTGCTAATTTATTATCGTAAAACTCGTTAATCTCTAACTCCGCCTGTCTCTTTTCCTCTAAAGTTCCTTTTAAATTTTCTAACTTTTGTAAATCTAATTCTCTTTGAGCTTCTATTTTAGCCTGTTCGTTTGCAGCAAAATCTAAATTATTTTTGTCTTCAAAAGACTTTCTAATATCGTCTATAGCCTGTAGTCTTTTTTTCTCAGCTTCTATAGCTTTATCTTTCTCTCCCTGTAGTCTTTTGTTTTCTGCTTCTATCTGAGCGTTAACAGTATTTAACTCTCTTTGTAATTGTCTTGCTGTGTTAGCTCTAGCTGCTACCTGATTATTAACGGCTGCTATAGCTCTAGCCTCCTTATCTAAATTCTCTTTATTAGACCTACTAAAAGTATTCTCTAAAACCTGTGCGTCTCTTCTTAATTCTAAAAATTTAGTCTCCTTATCTAATAAAGTGTCCTCTAATCCCTGAGCCTCTATTAAAGCCGCCTTTCTCTCCTCAGCGGAAACCTCATCCTCTTGCCTAGCCTTTAACCTTAACTCGGCTATTTTAGACTGTAATATAGACCTGTCTACTATTAACTTTCTTTCTATCTTATCAGCCTTAGCTCTCATATCCGCAACACTAGCAGCTAAAGCCGCCTCTCTCTCTTGCTCCTTAATAAACTCCGCTGTCCTTTTTCCTGCGTCTAATATTTTGTCTGAGTAATTTTCTACTCCTGTAGATACTTTAAAGAAAGCATCTGAAGCTTGTTTACTAGCTCCTACTATATCTCCTGCAAACAGTTTTTCCATAGCCTCCCCTAACTGAGGTAGTAACTCCATTAAGCCGTCAAATCTATTAGTAAGATTCTCCTCTATAGAATTACCTAAACTCTCTACAGTTCCATCAGGGTCTGAGAAAGCGTCTATTATAGCCTCCCCAACGTCAGCTAATAAATCAACTAAGTTACCAAGTATAGCACCCATAACCGTCATTAATTTATTATACTTGTTTTGCCCTGCCTCCGAACTTTCAAAAGCAGCCTTTACAGCTAATAGAGCTGCGGCTATACCTGTAATAACTAAGCCTATAGGATTTAAAGCTAAAGCCTTAAAGGCTGCTCCTGCTTTCTTAGCTCCTGCTACAACTCCCGCAAAACCACCCCCTAAAGAGTTTAGCCCTCCTGATAGGTTTTGAGCTTCGGAGTTAGAGTCTCTAAGATTACCGCTTAACTCGGATGTAGATTTATTTAACTTGTCTACATCCTTTTGAGCTTTCTTAGTTTCGACCTCTACAGGTACTTTAATTTTTTTAGGCATATTATCTTGCGTTTACTGTAAATGAACTATCTAACTCTAACGTACAATTAGAGCTATCTGATAAATTTGTAACTTGCCAAAAACAATAGTTATTTTGGTTTAAAATTATATTGATAGAGCCATTATAAAACGCTACGTCTCGACCCCCCACTATATTATTAATTACTCTCGTTTGTCCATAAACTACCGTATCAATACCGTCATTAACAACTAACTCTATTTTATAATCGTCATTTGCCCCGCCCTCTAAAACAAAATCAAAATTAACTAAGTACTCTCTAGGGTCTTTTCCTAGATGTCTTAATTGACCGTTTGCGGGGCTATCGAAATGCTGTAGCTCTGACGCTGTAAAAGTTCCTAAAATTGGAGTAGGTGTGTTGAACGTTATTGAGGTTTCAACCTCAGTAGATAGGTTTAATTTACCACCGACAAAAGTATTAGGTAATCCTTGATTCTCTGTAAATATAGATACTATATCTTTTTCGTCTATATTTGGAAAGTAATTACTATCTGTTGCGTCAGAAACTCCCTCTCTCGTCATTATCATATTTGTTATCTGTAACGTAGACGGGTTAACAAAGTTTGACGACGCAAAATCACAAAAAGAAGCAGAAGCAGGTAAATCTATATTTTGATTACTTCTAAATCTCGAAGACATACTAAAACCCGTACCCGCTTTATAAAGAGAATAAGAGCCATCTGTTAAACTTCTAACGATTGATGTGTCTATAAAGTAACCGCCTACCCAAGTATTTTTTAACTCTAACTCAGGAGTACCACCAAAGCGACCCGTTCCCGTTTCTAAACCCTGTCTATATCCGTCTATTACCCCTAATGATGTGCAATCTATGTAGTTAATTGTATTAACCTCAATAGCATTAAACCCCGTAGCGTCTATTAAATCGTAAACCTTAGATAAAGTTCCTGATGTTTCTATATATAAGTCAGATATAAGCACGTTGCCCGAACCTCCAACATCACTAACAAACATAGTATAATTATTTTCAGTACTAACTAAAGCAGAAGCGTCGAAATTATAACCCTTTATAGAAATACCTGTAGAGGGTACTGTTATTTGGGTAGTACCTAAATCTATAACCCCATCTATAAAATCCTCTTTT